ATATTCAGTTCATTGAAGAAATTCTCGTAGGTAAGCAACCTATTAGATACAATAGACATGTTAATAAGTTGCATATTGATATGGATTGGGATAGAGTAGCAGCTGGTGAATATATCATTGCAGAATGCTATAGAGTTCTAGATCCTGATACGTATACTGATATGTGGAAAGATCGCTGGTTACAAAACTATGCAACAGCTAAAATTAAATACCAGTGGGGATCAAATCTTACTAAGTTTGAAGGTATGCAATTACCTGGTGGTGTTCAGTTTAACGGTCAAAAGATTCTTGACGATGCTCAAGACGAAATCAGAAGATTGGAAGAAGAAATGAACACTAGTTATTCACTTCCTGTAATGGACATGATAGGGTAAGATGTGGCTACAAACTTCTTTTTTAATAACTTCGGCTCATCTGATGAACAAGGTCTAGTAGAAGATCTAGTCATTGAATCTATTAAGATTTACGGGCACGACGTTTATTATCTTCCAAGAACAGAAGTGAACTTTGATCAGATTTTCGGTGAAGATACCGTAAATCAGTTTAAGCGTGCGTATAATATTGAGATGTATATCCGTAATGTAGAAGGTTTCGAAGGTGAAGGTGACTTAATGTCACGATTTGGTCTTGAGATTAGAGATCAAGTTACATTCACTGTTGCACAGAGAGTATTCAGTAATGAGCTTGGTGATTATGAAGCACAAGTAAGGCCTTTAGAAGGCGATCTAATTTACTTCCCACTCAATAACAAAATATTTGAAGTTAAGTTTGTTGAGCATGAGGCTATCTTCTATCAGATGGGTAAGCTCCAGACTTATGATCTCAAGTGTGAATTATTTGAATATAGTTCAGAGCGCTTTGACACTGATGTTGCAGCTATCGATAAGATAGAAGATCTGCATTCATTAGATGCAACCGTTAAAGCTCTGTTAACAGAACTTGAAGAGCAAATCTTGCTTGAAGATGGAACAGGATTGTTACCTGAGACATTTGATCCAAGAGATTCGGATAGATATGCAGATAACAATTACTTCCAAGTTGAGTCTGATAAGTTTGTAGATTTTAGCGATACTGACCCGTTTAGTGAAAGAGGTGTCTTCTAATGTTAGGGCACCGTTTTTATCATAGTCATATGCGCAGGTATGTTATCCTGTTTGGAACTCTCTTTAATGATTTAGTTATTGAGAGAGATGATGCATCTGAGAATACTATTCAGACTTTAGCTGTTCCCATTTCTTATGGTCCAGCTATGAAGACTCTTGCTAGAGTAGAGCAAGATCCTGGATTAGATAGAAGAGCTGCGGTAATCTTACCGCGTATGTCATTTGAAATGACTTCAATGTCATATGCTCCTGAGCGTAAAATGTCATCTACTCAAAAAATATATTATCAGTCAGATGGTGATGCTGATGGAGTTAAGTCAGTATATAATCCAGTGCCATATGATATGGTTTTTGATTTAAGTATTATGGTTAAGAATGCAGAAGATGGTACTAGAATCTTAGAGCAGATATTACCGTTCTTTACTCCTGACTTTACTGCTACGATAGAAATTATTCCTGAGATGAATCTAAAGCAAGACATTCCTATCGTTTTGCAGTCAGTAACTACAGAAGATACTTATGAAGGAGACTTTGAGACAAGAAGAGCTCTTATTCATACTCTTTCTTTTGTAATGAAAACTTATATCTACGGGCCAGTAATTAGCCGTAGTAATATTATTAAACTTGCTAATACAAATATTCTTGCACCAGAAGGTGTTAATACAGCGATTAGATCTGCTAATAGTTCTGTAGAAGGTGTTGATGTACAGCCAGGCTTATTGGCTAACGGATCTCCTACTTCTAACAGCAGCCTAAGTATAGATAAGGCACAAATTGATAGTGATGACAATTACGGCTTCGTAGTTGAAATAACTGATGGTAGTTAACAATGGCAGACAAAATCGGTGAAACTTTAGATCTGACACCGATGGAAGAACCTAGCACAACAGTAGCTAAGAAACCTACTCTTCCTTCACGTACAGAAACTAGAGATAATGACTTTGAATACGCAAGAGGTAACCTTTATCAAATTATTGAAAGAGGTCAGGATGCTCTTGAGGGTATATTAGAGTTAGCACAACAAAGTCAACATCCTCGATCATACGAAGTAGCAGCTCAGTTAGTACGTACGCTAGCTGATACGAATAAAGATCTTTTAGAGCTTCAGAAAAGACATAAAGAACTTACAGGCGAAGAAAATAACCCGAGAACTATTAATAATAATCTGTTTGTTGGCAGCACTGCTGAATTACAAAAAATGTTAAAGCAGGCATCTTCTGAAGAGACTAAAGATGGTTGAAAGAGAAAATTATCTCGGTAATCCTAATCTAAAGCGCGCTAATGTTCCTGTAGAGTTTACTGAAGACCAAGTACAAGAGTTCATTAAGTGTTCGCGCAACCCTGTATACTTTATCCAAAAATATATTCAGATTGTTCATATCGATAAAGGCTTAGTACCTTTTGAACTATATGAGTTTCAGGAAGATCTAGTAGACTTAGTTGACGATAACAGATTTGTTATTTGTAAAATGCCCCGTCAATCTGGTAAAACTACTACTATTGCTGCTATCATTCTTTGGTATGTAATGTTTAATGAGAATTATAACGTTGCTATTCTTGCTCATAAAGCGTCACAATCAAGAGAAATTCTAGGACGTATTCAATTAGCATATGAGCATTTACCACGCTGGTTACAAATTGGTATTGATGAATGGAATAAAGGTTCTATTGTTTTAGAGAATGGATCTAAAATATCAGCTGCTTCTACTTCATCATCAGCTATTCGTGGTGGATCTTATAACCTAATTTACTTAGACGAGTTTGCATTCGTGCCAACTCATATTCAAGAAGAATTCTTTGCTTCAGTATATCCTACTATTTCATCCGGTACAACTTCTAAAGTTCTTATCACATCAACACCTAATGGATTAAATCTATTCTATAAATTATGGGTTGATAGTGAAGAGAATAGAAATGACTATAAACGTCTCGATGTTCATTGGTCAGATGTTCCAGGAAGAGATGCAGCTTGGAGAGAAGCAACTATTAGAAATACTTCAGAGGAACAATTTAGAGTAGAATTTGAGTGTGAGTTTATTGGCTCATCAAATACTCTTATTAGTCCTTCTAAGTTACGTATGATGACTTTTCATACTCCTATATGGCAAAATGAGCATATGAGAGTGTATGAGCAACCTCAAGAGAATCATATATACGCTACAATTGTTGATACAGCACGTGGCGTTGGTGGTGATTATTCTGCTTTTACTGTTATAGATTGTTCCGATGTTCCATACAAGGTCGTAGCAGCTTATCAGAATAATACTATACCTCCTATGGTGTTTCCGAACATAGTAGCCGATATAGCCACGAAGTTCAATAAGTCATACATATTAGTAGAATCAAACGATATTGGAATGTCCGTTGCAGAGACATTACATAATGATCTAGAGATAGAAAACGTTCTTATGTCGTCTGCGAGAGGTAGAGCAGGTCAAGTTCTTAGTAGTGGATTTGGCGGAGTAGGACAGCAATACCTTGGAGTAAGAACTACTAAACAAGTAAAACGAGTAGGTTGTTTAAACCTCAAAACACTCATCGAAGGTGATAAACTCTATACAAACGATTTCCACATTCTTGAAGAACTAACAAGATTCGTAGCTCGCGGTGAGAGTTACGAAGCAGAAGAAGGTTCACATGATGATTTGGTAATGACGTTAGTATTATTTGGTTGGCTTGCTAACCAAGATTACTTTAAAGAACTGACTAGTGTTGATATACGTAAAAATGTCGAGCAACAACACTTAAAATTGATTGAAGAAGATATGACCCCTTTTGGATTAGTAGCGGATGGACATGATGCTCACGAAGAGCAATTTCAGGATGCTGTATATGATTGGGAATCGGGCGAGAGGGTTTTCTAATACCTGATTTATATAAATATTGTAAGATAAAATGATTAGAAGCACCCTGAAATTAAAGGAGACATGAGATGCCATTTCAAGTCAGCCCGGGCGTAAATGTTAGTGAAATTGATCTCACTACGGTAGTGCCTGCAGTCTCGACTACTGAGGGCGCCATTGCTGGCGTTTTCAAGTGGGGTCCTGTAGAAGAGCGTATTCTTATTGACTCAGAAGCTAAGCTTGCAACTCGCTTCGGCAAGCCAACTTCTGATAACTACGAGACCTTCTTCACTGCAGCCAACTTCCTAGCCTATGGTAACAAACTATATGTTGTTAGAACAGTTAATAGCTCGGCTAATAATGCTGGATCTAACGGCATTGCACAACAGATCAAAAACCGTATTGCATTTGACAACGGAACGTTTTCAAATAATGAATTATACTTTAGTGCCAAATATCCTGGTGACTTAGGTAACTCATTAAAGGTGTCGGTATGTGACAGCTCTGCTGCATATTCATCTGCACTGAATGCTAACGTAACTATTGCGATTGGTAATACAGTTGCTACTTGTTCAAATACAACTGGTGTTGCAGTAGGTGACCAAGTTAAGCTTGGTAATACAACTATTGGTACACAATACCTTAGAGTTGCTTCTGTCAACTCAACAGCAATGACCTTTGAAAGCAAGTATACATTAGGTACTGCTTACACAGGTGCAGCTACAAGATTCTGGGAATTCTATAATCAAGTAGATGCTGCTCCAGGAACTACTAAGTATGTTACAGATCGTAGCGGTGCTTCAGATGAGATCCATGTAGTAGTTGTTGACGAAGATGGAGAGATCTCTGGTACACCAGATACAGTTCTGGAAGTATATCAGGGCTTATCTAGAGCAACCGATGCAAAAACAGAAGGCGGTGCAGCAAATTACTATAACACAGTAATTAATGACACATCACAGTGGGTCTATGCTGTTAATCATCGCGAGGGTGCAGGATATGTTAATACAGCTATCAATATGACAGCTGTCTCCAACACCGCACCATTAGCCGATTCATTATCTGGTGGTACAGATACTGCTGCAGAAGGTTCTGCCGCGCTTGCTGATCTTGCACTTGGATACGATTTATTCAAGTCAGCAGAAGATGTTGACATCTCGCTGGTTCTGCAAGGTAAAGCAACTGGTGGTACGAATGGTGAAGCGCTTGGTAACTATATCATCGATAACATCTGCGAAGCTAGAAAAGATTGTGTAGCCTTTATTTCACCTGCATATGGTGATGTGGTTAACAATGCTGGATCAGAAGCAGATGATATTGTAACCTTCCGTAACTCTTTGACAGCATCTTCTTATGGTGTCTTAGATAGTGGTTACAAGTATCAATACGACAAGTATAATGACGTATACAGATACATTCCTCTTAATGGTGATATCGCTGGTCTTGCAGTAAGAACAGATGATGTCCGAGACCCATGGTTCTCACCTGCTGGTTTCAATAGAGGGGTGATTAAGAATATTGTTAAGCTAGCCTTTAACCCAGGTAAAGCAGACAGAGATATTCTTTACAAGTCTGATATTAACCCAGTAACAACATTCCCTGGTCAGGGTACGCTGTTATTTGGTGATAAGACACTGCTTGGTAGACCGAGTGCATTTGATAGAATCAATGTTCGTAGATTGTTCATTGTTCTTGAGAAAGCAATTGCTACTGCCGCTAAAGCATCGCTCTTTGAATTTAACGACGAGTTTACTCGCGCACAGTTTAGAAACCTGGTTGAACCATTCTTACGTGATGTACAGGGCCGCAGAGGTATTTACGACTTCCAGGTCGTAGCGGATGAGACTAATAATACAGGAGAAGTAATTGATCGTAACGAGTTTGTTGCAGATATTTACATTAAACCTGCTAAGTCTATTAACTTCATCCAGCTTAACTTCGTGGCAGTTAGAACTGGTGTTGAGTTCTCCGAGATTGTCGGCTCTTAAGGCTAAATAGTTACGATAAGGAGAATATCAAATGGCTTTTAACGTAAACGAGATTAGAGCGCAACTTACTGCCGGCGGTGCACGATCTTCTCTGTTCCAAGTACAGTTTAGCAACCCAGCAAACGCTGCTGCTAACTTAAAGGTTCCGTTCTTAGTTAAAGCAGCACAAATTCCTGCTTCAACTTTAGGAACGATTGAAGTTCCATACTTCGGTAGAAAAGTAAAAATTGCAGGTGATAGAACATTCGCTGAATGGACAGTTACAGTAATCAATGATGAAGATTTCTTGATTCGTAACGCTATGGAAGAGTGGATGAACACTATTAACTCTCATGAAGGTAACTTAAGAGGGTTTGGTGGATCTGCACCAGCGCTTTATAAAGAGCAAGCATCTGTTACACAATACAGTAAGACAGGTGATGCGCTCAGAACATATAACTTTAACGGTATCTTCCCAGTCAATATTACAGAAATTGACTTGAACTGGGAAACAACAGATGCTATTGAAGAGTTTCAGGTGACGTTCCAGTATGATTACTGGACAGTTGGTGGCCAAACCGGTAATGCTGGTGGGGCTTAATAAGGTTTAGAGAGAGAGGGAGCTAGTTCCCTCTCCTTGACCTTAAAGGAGTTATTATGGCAGAACTTTTCGGTTACGAAATCCGTAGAAAATCACAGGCTGAACCTATTTCTTTTGTTCAAAAGGACGAAGAAGATGGTGCTGTTAACATCGCTGCAACCGGCGGTGCATATGGCACTTATGTCGATTTAGAAGGTACAGCTAAGAGTGAAGCGGAACTCGTTACTCGATATCGCAAAATGTGCATGCAGCCTGAAGTTGAGCATGCTATTGATGATATTATTAACGAATCAATCGTTACAAATACAGACAAAACTATTCTCGAAATTAATCTTGATGATGTGCAGTTATCTGCTGCTCTTAAAAATAAGATTAGAGATGAGTTTACTAACACTCTAAGACTTCTCAATTTTCAAGACAATGCATATGAGATTTTCCGTAAATGGTATACGGACGGTCGTATGTATTATCATGCTATTATTAATGAGCAAGATCCTAGAGGTGGTTTAATTGAATTAAGATACATTGACCCTCGTAAAATTCGTAAGATCAAAGAGACTACGAAGCAGAAGAAGGGCCAAGCAGTCGTTCAAAAAGTAAAGAACGAGTACTATATCTTTAACGATAAAGGCTTTCAAAGTAAGTCAAGTCAAGTACCTAATCCTGCAACAGGTGGTGTACAAGGTTTAAAGATTGCAAAAGATTCTATCATTCATTGTACTTCAGGTTTAATGGATGAGAATAATAAGATGGTATTATCGCATCTTCATAAAGCTATTAAGCCTCTTAATCAATTAAGAGTGCTAGAAGATGCATCAGTCATTTATCGTATTTCTAGAGCTCCAGAGAGAAGAATTTTCTACATTGATGTAGGTAATCTTCCTAAAATGAAAGCGGAGCAATACTTAAGAGATATGATGGTAAAGCATAAGAACAGACTTGTATATGATGCTGCGTCTGGTGAGATCAGAGATGATCGAAAGTTTATGACTATGCTAGAAGACTTCTGGCT